TCAGGAACCCAGCGCAGACGAGCGCGCCACGGTAAGCGAGCAACCCAAGCAAGTGCAGCGCGCCAAGCCCGGATAGCAACCCGAGACTGATAAGCGCGCCATCAATCGTCAGCAACCCATGGAAGTCTAGCGCGCCATTGAGGTCTAGCAACCCGCCAAAGCTCAGCGCGCCACCGAACGGCAGAAATCCAGGATACCGAAGCGCGCCGAATGTGCGTAGCAACCCCAACGCTGCCAGCGAGCCATCAGGATGTAGCAAACCGCAAAAGCTCAGCGCGCCTCGCGCGGTCACGAAAACCACAGGTGCCTAGCGAGCCAGAACAGGTCAGTAACCCTCGGCACCATGAGCGAAAAAAACCGCCGCCCCCGGACTGAAACAGGGACGGCGGTTAAGTCGCATGATCCGTTACGTGGGATGCCATCTTTGCGGAAAGGTGGCACTGGGGCTATAATGCACGTCTGCTTTCCTGAATGTCCACTTTCGTGGACATCTTGGTTCGCGGTTCAACCACGGTGCTTGCTCACTACCCGAAAGCAGAGGAGTAGAGGTACCGTGTCCCCGCGCGTTACTTCGGCACCAGCCGTACCTAGGAGTATCAGGATAGCCGGCTCCTTTGGAGATTGCAACCATGGCTCTTCCTCTCTGGCTCAACCCCAACCAACCGTTGCCCCCGGTCCTGGCGTCGCCCCTGTGCCCGCCGCCGCATTGGCCCAATACGCACTGGGTCTCGCTGCCGGTCGTGCAGCTGGATTTCCCGGAAGGCCCGTATAACCACACCACCGGCTGCTGCAACGGCGACTACTCGGGCCCGATCGGCACCGGCCTGTGGCCGGGGCCCTCGTTCTGCCCGGGCAGCGGTCTCGGCGGCGTGCCGCCCGATGACGACATCGGCGACACCAGCATCGAGTTGCGCAAAGAAGCACGGGATCTGCGCCGCGCCGGCAGACGCTATGAGGAAAGCCTCGAGCGCCAGGTCGAGCAGCGCCGCCGCGTCATGCGGGATGACCGCGAGATTGACCGCGAGGGCAAGATCCGCCGCGAGGCGCGCCTCGAAGGCGAGAGTGTCCGCCAGGAGCGGCGCGAGCATTACGACATCGATCGCGACGACGACGATCGATGACCCTCGGGTGGTTTAATCACCACCACCCGCCACCGGCCCGGGCGATCGACTACGCTCCGCCGGAAAACCGCGGCGTTGCCGCCATGCGGGCCGCCGAGCGCGAGATCCGCCATATCAACCGCCTCGACGATATCGCGCTCGCGCTGCGCACCATGCCCTACGGCGCGTTTACCGAATTCGCCGACGCGGTGCAGTGCCCGCACGCCAAGCTCTGGCAATGGGCAACGAGGCGCCGATGACCATGCCCGCCGAGGACAGCCTGGCGTCGATCGCCAACAGCCTCGAGGAGATCACCCGGCTATTGGCCGCCATGGTCGCGCGCGGCACCCAGAGCAGCGTCTACGTCCCTGGGGGGCTGATGATGAAGGAGGACGGCGACCACCTGCAGCCACCGCCCCACAGCGCCCGGGCGCGGGCCTTGGGGTACCCTGAATGACGACCATCCGGCAGTCGATGTACGACCTGCTCGGAGCCGTACGCATCGACACGAAGGAGATGGGCCGCACCAATGTCGAGCCCTGGCCCTCCCAAAGAATCGTCATCGACGCCGTCGCCAAGGGACTCTCGGAGGGCGTCCACGAATTCGTCATCCTCAAGAGTCGCCAGATGGCGATCACTACCGTCGCGGCTGTCATCGAACTGCTTTGGGCTATTACGAACGAGGGTATTCAGGGAGCCATCATCGCCGACCGAACGGATAACCTCGAGCGCCTTAGACGCATATTTGCAAATCTCCTTGAGACTCTACCGCCTCAATGGCGGGCGCCCGAGCATCGGCTTCTGGTTAATAACCGTAATGGTCTTGTTTTTGCTAATCGTAGTGTCATTGATCTACTTGCTGCAGGCAGTAATCCGGATCTGGGCGCCTCTCGAGCTCTTAATTTAGCTCATTGCACCGAGTGTTCGCTGTGGCGATCACTTGCCGGCGTCGAGTCATTGAAGGCCTCGCTGGCGCGGCAGAACCCCAACCGGCTATACATTTGGGAGAGTATCGCCAACGGATTCAATTGGTTTTACCACCACTGGGAGCAGGCCAAGCAAGACCGGCATATGCGGGCGATCTTCGTCGGCTTCTGGGCCAACCCAACGTACTCGATTCCGAAAAGCGACGAGGATTTCCGCACTTACTGGGACGGCGGAACGCTGACGGATGACGAGATCAACCGTGCCCGGCTGGTCAAGGCGCAATACGGGATCACCATCAAGCCGGAGCAGATCGCCTGGTGGCGGCGGGAAGCGGAATTCCGCGCTGAAGAGTACATGCTCCGGCACTTTCCCTGGCATGAGCGCGAGTGCTTCATTGCCTCCGGATCCTCGTTCTTCCCGGCCGCCAAGACCCTCGCCATCGGCGAGGCGCTCGCCCAGGGGCCACCGTACAAGGGCTATCGCTACATCTTCGACGAGCAGTTTCTGTCGTCGCGGATCGAACAGACCACCAATAAGGACGAGGTCAATCTGCGGGTATGGGAGCCGCCGGTGGAGGGCGGCACTTATGCGATCGGCGTGGATCCCTCTGGGGGAGGCGGGTCGGACGCCGACGACCATGCTGTCCAGGTATTTCGCTGCTATGCCAACCGCCTCGTCCAGGTCGCGGAATTCCAGAGCAATAAACCACTGACCTACCAGCTCGCGTGGGTGCTGTCCCACCTGTGCGGGGCCTACCGGATGCATATGGCTAACCTCGAGGTCACCGGCGTCGGGGCGGCCGTGCTTCCGGAGGTCCGCAACCTGCGCCAGCTCGCCGAGCGCGGCATTCTGCAGGTCGACCACGCCAAGGGCAACATCCTCGACATGATCGGCGCCGTGCGCTGGTTCCTGTACTCGCGGCCGGACTCGCTCGGCGGCCCCGGCAACGTCATCAACTGGAAAATGAATTTCGACAATAAGAACCAGATTTACAGTGAGTTACGCGATTCCCTAGTGCTCAACCGGATCGAGGTCCGATCCCTGCGGCTGGTCGAGCAGATGCAGGCCATTGTCTTCGACGAGGGCCGCATCGGGGCCGGGTCGGATACCGGACAGAACGATGATCTTGTCTCGGCGCTCGTCCTGGCCCACCATACCTGGATCAAGTATTTCCGGGATGCCATGCTGGCGCGAAACTACACGTGGGAGAGCGTGCACGTTAACCCGCCGCAGACGCCCGACGACGTCATGTCGTACGCGGTCAGTCAGGCATGGAACAAGATCCACCGTAAGACAGCAACACGAGGACCGGGGGAGCGGTTCTGATGAAAATGAAGGAGGCCATCAACCTCGCAAAGGAATGGGCGGACGCGCTGTCAGGTATTGCAGCGCCGCCCGAGGCGGTCCGTGACGCCATCATATGGGGGTTCGACCAGGTTGAGGGGGGCCGCGACGCCGCGTCCGTCCTCAAAGAGGTAACGGACCGTATCCATGCCAATAAAAAGGACGTACGGCTGCACTGAGTGCGGACATTTCCTCGAAGTAGTCCTCGACCTTGAACAATGGGATGCGCCGGATCCGGAATGCCCGGTGTGCGCGGCCAAGGTCCAGCAGGACTTCAAGCCGCCGGCGATCGTAGGATCGCCGCGCTACCAGGCGGTCAAGGTCGCCGAGAACATCCTCGAAAACGACTACGGCGTCGCCGACGCCAAGATCGAGGGCAAGGAAGGCGGCACCCCGAAGGTCCGCTACAAGGACGAAAACCAGTCCGGTAGCTTCTGGACCGCCTCGACCGATACCCTGCAGGCCGCCATGGCCGCCGGGCGCCAGACACGCCTCAAGCACGGATCCGGCCTCGATATCCTGCAGGCAAACCTGCGGAGCGGCGCCGAGCCAGACCTCGTCAAGCTGTCGAAAGACCGCTGCATGAGGATCTGGTAATGCTCAAGATCCCGCGCGCGAAGGACATGACGGAGTGGTGCCGCGAGCTCGTCGACGAGTGCATGGCGTCATCCCCGGATCGCGGCCTCGTCTACACTCGCGGCACCCAGTACTACTATATGGGATCCTACGACGCCCGGGCGGCAATTTATAACAAGTGCAAGCCGTTCATCGACAAGCTCGCCGGCTTCCTGATGCAGCCGACCGATGTGCGGTTCAACGTCGTTTTCGACTCCAGCAAGGACGAGGACGTCCTCGATCGCGCCCAGCTCATCGGCGAGATGCTGACCGCGGATGTCCGCTCGAATGACTCCGACATCATATTCGCCGAGGCCGTGCTGTGGTCGCTGGTCAACGGCATCCAGCTCCTGAAAGTGCGGCCGGACGATTTCGGGTTCAAGATCTCGCCGGTGCACCCGCAGAATTTCGGGGTGCTGTCGGAGACCGTCCTCAAGCTCGAGGAACAGGAGGCCTTCTGCCATGTCAGCTATCCGACGGTCTCGCGCCTCCGCGCTACCCTCGAGCACGACCGGCACCCGCGCGCCGACGAGATCATCGCGAGAATTTCCGAAGCCCGACAGCATGACCGAGATTCCGAGGAGCCAAACTATCTTCATCAAATGGTCGTCGGCGGACTCCAGCCCCTGGGGAACGTCAACGATCCCCCGTCAGCAGCTGGAATCGTTTCTGTGTTCCCGGTGCCCACTCCGTGGCGTCCGCAGCGAAAGTTTAGTCCTACGGTGCGTCTGTGTGAGTTATGGATAAAGGATCCCGACCGCGGCGGTGACTACACCACCATCCAGATGGCCTATCCGGACATCATCATCGAAGGCGACGACACGCGCCGCAACCTCTCCCGCGTCCCCGGCCGATCGTCCTTCGTCAAGATCCAGGCGCAGCCTACGCCGGGCTATTTCTTCGGTCGCAGCCTCATTGCCGACGTCCAGATGATGCAGGACATCCTCAATAAGCGGTTGCGCGACATCAAGGTGATGTGGGACAGGAACGTCGCCGCGCCCCAGGTGTTCTCCGGTTTTACCGGCGTCACCGAGGAGCAGTACTACAAAATCATGTCCGAGGGCGGGTTCATCAATGACCCGAACCCCAACGCCAAGGCCAGCAAGCTCGTCGAGCCGCCCCCCCAGGGCTACCTCGAGGAGCTCGAATTCCTGTGGAAAATGTTCGATGAGGCCTCTGGATTTTCC